CCCAACCGGGCCTTCGTGTGGAATTGGAAGGAGAAAACGTGGGGGCAACGCGATTTGCCAAGTGTAGCTCATATTGAATTTGGCATCGTTGATGAAGGGGTGAATTCGCCAATCATCGATACGGTGACGACATTAATCGACCTCGATACGTCGATAATTGATGGGGAGCCGTTCTCGAGGACAGAGTTGAAACTCCTCGCCGCCGCCCCCGTTGATACGAAGCTGTATTGGCTCGATAAGGGGAATACATTCAATGGGGCGCTTGTGCCATTTAAGCTTGAAAGAATCGGTTTCGACGTGACGGGAAAGGACTTCAAAGGGGAGTTGAAAATTAATCCAACGACGGTGAAGTTTCTTCGATCATTATATCCGAAGATGACGATGGACGGCGTGGGAACGATTAGCATTTACATCGGGGGGCAGGAGGTCATTGAAGGCGATGTGATGTGGCAAGGGCCATTCTTCTTCGATCCGACGACTGGGCAAATTAAAGTCGACTTTCGCGTTAGCGGGAAGGTGCTTGCGCTGCGATTCGAAAATGAAGTGGATGCGCCGTTGATCTTTTGGGGGTATCATCTTGATATGGATATAATAGGCGCCCCGTGGGAACTTTAAGCTTTGGGAAGTATACGCCGGGGGAGGTGCCCGAAGGGGAGAAGGACATCGCCCGTGTTGTTAAGGAAGAATTGCGTAAAGTTGCGCAGGCGATGCAGCTACCAGTTTGGAGCACAATTATCCTCGAGGAGTTGCACGCGCAACCGGCGAAGGTTTACGATGGGATGTTAGCACGGGCTGATGGGACGAATTGGAATCCTGGTAGCGGGAAGGGACTTTACTACTATGTAGTCGGGACTGGCTGGGTATTTATTGCATGACTGCGAGTATAAGTGGAGTGCTGATGGGGGATGTTGATCGCTTTTGGCCGGCGGTTCGGGTGAAACTCGTCCGCGCAATTGAGGAAAATCATGGCGAGTATACGTTGAGTGATATTTACAACTTCTTAAGTCGGGGGACGATGCAACTGTGGATAGTGGCAGAGGAACTCGATTTGAAGAGTGTATTCGTGACGGAGATTATAACGTATCCTCGAATGCGAGTCTGCTTCATCGTGCTGGCCGCCGGCGAGGGGCTTGACGATTTGGTGGCGCAGCTTGATGTGGTTGAGCAGTGGGCGGGGGAGCTTGGTGTGGACGAGCTGCGAATACAAGGGCGGCGTGGGTGGCAGCGAGTCTTGCGAAGCAAGGGCTTTTCGCTTTCTTACACCGTATTGCGAAAGGTATTACAGCGTGGTGATGGACATTTACACTAGCCAGCAATGCTGGCGTGGAGACGAACGATGAGCTTAGGTGGCGGTGGTGGTGATACGAAGGCGACTACAACGACGGAGCCGCCAAAGTTCCAAACACCTTACATTAAGGATGTGTTGGGGCAGGCGCAAACGTTAAATCAACAGCCGGGACCATACTATTATCCCGGATCGACAGTGGCGCCGGCGAATCAAAATAATATCGCTAGCATAGGGATGTTGGCAAATCAAGCGGCGCCGTATAGTGCAAATGTGGCGCAACAAAGTGGGGACGCACTAAGTCAACTCTACGCGAGCGCGAATCCTCTCAACAATCCCTACTTTGCCTCGACGGCGCAAGCGATGGTTGATCCTGCCACGCAAGCGTTACAGCGACAGGTGTTGCCGGGAATCGATTCGGGTGCAGTGCTCGCCGGCCAGGTGGGGTCGAGTAGACAAGGAATTGCGCAGGGAAATGCAATTAATGACTACACGCGCAACTTGCTCAATTCATTGTCGCAATATGGATCGAATGCATATGGACAGGGACTTGACGCGTTGAAGAGTGGCTTAGCGCTTGCACCACAGACGTCGCAGCTGGGGGCAATGCCAGCACAGTATACAGGGGCGGCGGGAGACATGCAACGGCAGTATGAACAGCAATTAATCGATGCGTCGCAGCAGCGATACAATTACTACCAACAGTTGCCGTATGATCAATTGAATTATTATGCAGGACTGGTGGGGAATCCTCTCGGTTCGAGATCGTCAAGTATTGGACCAGATACAAGTCCAAGTGGATTGCAGAGTATACTCGGGGGGGCGGCGACTGGAGCTTCGCTGGGAGCAGCGATACCGGGCTTCGGAGCAGGTGCGGGTGGGACTTTGTTGACTGCACTGGGGCCGGCAGGATGGGCTGGACTCGCCGCCGGTGGTTTATTAGGGTCTGGAATTTTGGGTTAATTTAAAAGGAGAGTTAAAATGCCATTTGGTGAATTGTTTCCGCAACAACGTCAACCGCAGATGCAAGCCGGAAGAGGTCTTGGTGCGGCGATGCAGCCGACGCAACCAATGCAGCAAATGCAGCCGCGACAGCCGACGCAGCCGGGGAATGCGCCGCCGGCGTTCGGTCCAGAGGTGCAGCAGCTATCGCAGTTTCAAAATTTGATGAGTCAGTTACAGAATCCACAACAGCGAATGACACTCGCGCAGACGTTAGCGCAGCATTTTCAGCCACCGCCGGCGCAAATGCAGGGATTTGGGCGGGTACCCCTTCCTGGGCAACAACCACCCTTAGGTGAAAGTGGTGGATTCCCCGTTTCGCCGCAATCAATGGGACAACCCAATATGGGAAATCCAATGTCGAACATTTTGCAGTATCTTGCATCGCAAGGTAAGGGGTATTGATATGGCAGGCCCAGTGATTCCGCAGCCACCGCGGATGCAAATTGGTGGTGGAGGGGGTGGTGGAGGGGTGCCGCCGTATAACCCACAGCAGACTCCTGTTCCAGGGACACCCTTACCTGTGTCGCCGTCGATACCGCCGGGGATCGTCAGTCCTGCAGCGACTCCCGAAGAACAGTCGCAACGGACAAGTGGATGGGATCAATTTCTACAAACGTTGAGTAATCCTGGTGTAGCGCAGTCGCTTTTCCAGTTTGGGACAAGTTTTGGCGGAGATCGAGCGCCTGGGCAAAGTGTACAGGATAAATTAATGGAGTCGCTACGAGGGACAGTGGGATCGTATAATGCGTTGCAGGGGCAGCGGCGGCAGGAGGCGCTCGTCAATCAGGAGAATCAAAGAAAGAATGCCCAGCTTGATATACTGCAGGGTGAGCAGAAGGTGAGGGAAGGTGGACTCGGAGTGCAACAGGCGAAGCAGAAGGAGCAGGAACGGTCGGATATAGCACAGGAAAAGTTGGAGAAGGAGAAGATCGATTCGCTCGACCGTTACTATCAACAGCAGGCGAGGCAGTCCGCGGCGTCGAAGCCGGAGGGGATGCCGCCGCAATACGCGCTGCAGGCGGCGACGGATATGACGATGCAGCAGTTGCAGAATATGTATAAGCAGCGGGATATATTTGATCATGGGTCACCTGAGTTTAAAGCATGGGATGAGAAGATTAAAGACTTGGAAAATAACCTTGCAAAGATTACGAATCAGAGGTTCCAGTTGTTTAAGAATGGAGCGACTGGTGGGCAAACGTCGGCTGAAGCAGCCGGTCCGCAGTTTACGCCGGGAGAAATGCAGAGAATATGGGAAGGGAACTTTCCAGGCGATCGTGTTAAGCTACAGCAGCTTTATGACTATAAAGGACCACCGTCAGCAGCACCCCTGCCGGCGGGGTTTAAGGGCGGGACGATGCCACAATGAGTACAACACCAGATGAGATGTATTGGTTGACGCATGGAAGTGTTGCGCCCACGGGAGAGTTGCAGACGCAGCCGGCGCTCGCACGTCCTCCACAGGCCGTAGCTACGCCCGCGCAGACTTTCCCCGCGCAACCGCCGGCGGCGATACAGGGGCAGCCCGTCATTGATCCCTTTACGGAGAAGTTAGCGGCATTTCGTGCGTGGGGAACTACGCCGGGTGAAGGGATAAAGCCGAATGCGCCCGATGATATTGCGGAGATGATACACGCGTCGGCGGCGAAGTATGGAGTGAATCCGGGGGATGTATTCGCCATTGCAAGGCAGGAAAGTAACTTTAATCCTAATGCCCTTTCGCCGGCGGGGGCGAGAGGAGTGATGCAGGTCATCCCGTCGACGTTTGCGGAGATGGGAGGTGTCGACCCAACTAGTGTGCAGGAAAATATCGATATTGGGACTGCGTATTATAAAAAGATGCTGGATCAATTTGGCGATCCGACGCTGGCGCGGGCGGCGTATAATGCTGGACCGGGCGCGGTGCAGAAGTATGGTGGAGTGCCGCCGTATGCTGAGACACAGGATTATGTAAAGCGGGTGGGAGAGTTTGCGACGCAGTTTGGTGGAATGGGGCGACCGACTTTCGAAAGTAAGTTGACCGCATTTCGGGAAATGGTGCCGGAGCCAAACTTTAATTTGCCTGAGATGCCGGCGGAAGCCCCCGTTGAGCCCGGTATTGGGTCGAGTGCAATAAGCCGTGGAATTCGTCAACTCGGCGGCACGTGGGCGAATACATTTGCTAATATGGCGTCGAGCGCTACGAGTACAACGAAGTTTGAGCCGCTGAAGCAATACTATCAGTCTCGGTCGAACGATTGGCTAAAAGCGGGGGAAGAGCTCGATACGGCGGCGAAGGCATTCCCGCAGCAAATTCCAAGCTATAAGGCGATCCTCGATGCGGAAGGTTTTGGGGAGACGGCAAAGACGGCAGCACTCTACGCATATGAGCGGTTGGCGGAGAATACGCCGATGCTGTTTTCGCTTGCGGTACCGGGTGGGGTGGGGCTGAAAGTGGGTGGAAAGGCCGCCGGTTGGGGATCGGCGTTCTTGGCCGATCTTGGGACATTAACTGGAGAAACGGCGGGGGGTGTGTTAAAAGCCGGCGGGAATCTCGAAGATAGTGGAATGAGGATTGGATTGACGGGGATGGGCAAGGCGATCCTCGATTTCGGCCCGTTTGCTGCGCTCGCGCATATGATGGGGGTGGCACATGTCTTTGAGAGTTCATTTCTTTCGGCTTTGCAACAAAAGGGGTTTTTAACAAGGGCAGTAGCGAATGCGCTAACGGGTGTAGCGACGGCAGTTCCGACGGAAGTGGTGCAGGAGGCACTTGATATATCGGCGGAGAAATCGGTGCAAGCCGCGGAGCAGCAAGGATGGGGGCCAGAAGATATTCAGCGGTTGAAAGAAACCGCCGTTGCCGCGTCAACATTTGGGATCCTCGGTATTCCGGCGGCATTAAAGCGAGGAGCCTCAAGTGAGGATGTACGCAGGGATGTTAATCTCGAGGAGGGGTTGAAGCCACCAATGGGGGATTCAGCGTTTGGTCTCGAGATGCCGCCGGGGCGGGCGCTGTACAATGCAGATACGATTGACGGAGAGCCCGTTGATCAGTATACGGCGGAAGTCGCCGGTCCACCAAAGCCTTTTCCAATCTCTGGGGAAGAGACAATGGTGCCGGTGGCGCCTGGGCAGCAGGAGTTGGACTTTAGTGCGCCAGCGATGCGACCGACGGTGGTCGATTGGGGGAATGGAGAAAAGATTGCCAATCGGATTGAGATATTACAAGCCGGCGAGCGAAGGGTGTTGACGCAGGGGGAGCTCGATCAGACGGATGCTCTTCGCATCGAGGCCACGGTGCCAGTCGAGCAACGGACGCCGGCGCAGCAATACACTGTATTTCAAGCGAGGAAGTGGCGGCTTGACGAATTGAGGAAGAGTATTCCAGTGACGGTGCCGGGGGGATTCGTTGGGCCGTTGACAAAGGAAGGACTTATTAGCCCGATTCGACTGGGACGCGAAACGCCGTCGAAACGCGAAGCGTTGGCGGTGAAGTTGGAGAATGATGAAGGAAGTTATAATAAGCGGACGGGGGAGTTGAAGCCGCCGATTCAAAGGAAGATCTTACGGCTGCGGGAAGGCGGCGAGGTAACTGGTTTTACGACTGCAAAGGGGAGTACTTACGAAGTTAATGGTAAATCTACAACTAGAACGAAGAGTTTGCATGAGGGACACTTACCAACTGATATAGGTGTAAAGGCTCCTTCGAATATTACCTACTATGTAAACGCGGAAGATGCGAAGAGGATTGGCTTTCATGGAGCTTTGTCTGGAAAAAAGGCGATTATAGTTCAAAATGGGGAGGCCTTTTTAGTTTCGTGGAACGCTGCGCAAAATAAGTGGGGATTGGCGCCATCAGATAAAGCTGCCATTAAATTAGATGAAGTGCCGGGGGTTGGCAAGAGCCCAATCGAGTTATGGGGCGAAGGTGGTACTTTTGAAAAGTGGCATTCAGGCAATCCAATTGCGAAGGTGATGACGAGAGCGCAGGCGGCACCGCAGGCGGCAATCAGCAAAGCTGGCGAAAAAGCTGGCGAAATTGCGCCAAAGCTGAGTGAGAAGGAGTCGCTCATGCTTGATCGTTTGAATGAAAAGGAGAAGATCGAAGGATTGAGCGAGCGAGAATATGCGAGTCTCGAGAAATTGTTGGCGAAGGCGAGTGGGGAGGAGAAAGCGAAGAGTATAAAGCTTCCGCTTGAGTTCTTGATGAAGGAGGGGGAAGCGGGGGCCGGCGGCGGGATGGCGAGTGCAGACATTGAACGCGTGATTGCACCGCTGCGGAAGAAGTATGGGATCCCTATTACGATAAAGGCGGTGAAGGACTTCCCTATACAGGCAATTGAGCACCTCGGCTTGAGTAAGATCGCTGGTTCAATGGGGCTTTATACAGAATACGATGATGGAACGAGGGAGGCGTTTATTGTCAGCGATAATATTCACTCGAGGCAGGATGCTATTATTGCATATTTGCATGAGGTGGTTGGGCATCTTGGAGTTAGGGCGTTTTTAACTGATGCTGATATTGTTCAGTTGACGGCGTTAATTGGGGCGAATAACTTCGTCGAAGTGCAGGAGCGAATTGCAGAGTTAGCTGAGAATCCATCGTTGGCAAGGCGGATATGGGAGAAGGTCGTCCTTATCGTAAAAAGAGCGCTAAAGAGAGCTGGGTTTGATATTGATCTGACTGAGCCTATGATTCGGAGTATATTAAGGAGTATTGCAAGGACGAGCGAGAGGCTATTAAGGGAGGGTAAAATTAGTAATTTAACGCCCCCTAAAGCCACCTCCACCACTTTACGCGGCGACATTCTCTATCGTGAACCCTTCGCGAAGAGGGTGATGTCGGTAGCTTCGTTAAGGGATGTGCCGGGGAATGATCTTCGAAAGAGTCCGCAGGAGATGGTGGAGTTTACGCGGAAGGTGCAGTCAGGAGAGATTAAGCCGACCATCATTGTGGATATGCGAGGCGGGAAGCCGGTGAATATTATCGAGGGGAATCACACCCTTGCGATATTGGATGCTCTCGGACGTAAAAGTGTCGAAGTGCGGACGATTGAGCGGAGCGCCAGTTCGCCGGTCCTCTCGCTCTATCGTAAAGTGGGGTTGCCAAAGGATGACGCTCGTAAAGCCAATCGCGACCTTGGGAAGTTTCAAAACTTGTGGGAGATTAAGTTTGGGAATTGGATGTACAATCCCATTCAAATGCAGAAGCGCTTTGGGGCTCTCGCCCCCGAGTCGACTGACTACCTCCGGTCGACGGAGGATTCGTGGAACACGAAGGCGGATATTCTTCTTAGCGTAAATCCCATCGCGCAGGCGTGGGCGCGGTTGCCGGCGGTGCAGGGGAAGCGGCTCGCCGAGGCTCTCTTTGAGATTGATCGTATTTCTTCGAAGCAGAAGCGGCGGCTGGACGTCGATGAAGTTGCGGGGATGCTGAAGAAGCTTGAGTTGAGCGATGAGGCGGCGCAGTTATATCTCGAGGTCGACAAGCAGATGGCACAGACACTCGACCAGATCGAGGCGGGATTGAAGTATAATGCAGCGAGGGATACATTCGACTCGGAGGCTCTAGCAACGGAGTTTTTAGTGCAGTGGGATGCTACCGTCGGCGATGCAGCGAAGCAGGTCGAGTTGCTCGAGAAGTATAAGATCCCTGGCGAAGTACTCGAAGGTAGCACGTTGAGTGGAAGGTTGAAGGAAATTGCGAGCGACATGCAAAAGCTACGCAACCGAAACTTCTTTCCTCATATGCGTTTTGGGAAGAATGCAGTCACAGTTCGTGCAACGCATGATGGGGTGGTACATGATGGAGAGACGTTCTCGAAGGGGCAAGTTGTCACTTTTGAGACATACGAGTCGGAGGGAGAGCAAAAGGAGGTTACGAGAGATTATTTGAAGACTCTTTCACACGCCGACTTTGACGTGAAAGCATCGAAATTGAGTGATGCTGCGTTTACATTCCTCGGGATGCCGCCGGGGATCGAGAAGACGATTGCGAAAGAGCTCGAGCTAAATGAGGAGGAGAGGAATTTACTAAAAGATGTCTTCATTCGACAGTCGCCTGGTCGGGGCTTCTTGAAGCACATGGTCCGGCGGCGGGGAGTCGCCGGCTTTAACGATGATGCGAAGCGCGTCTTCGCGACGTATATGATTAATGCGTCGAACCACATCTCCCGTATCAAGCACTATAAAGATATGCAAGATGCGCTATCAGCGATGGATATGAGGGCGAAGGGCATCGATCCCGTCGCAACAAAGGCTGCGCAACTCGCCAATCCGAAGGCCCCGGCGGTACTCGTGCCGAGTGTTGATGTAAATAAAGTGGGAATCCTTGCGCAATACTATAAGGATCACTTTAAATATATGATGAATCCGGCGAACGAGTTTGCAAAGTTGCGAGCATTAGGATATATGTGGTACCTCGGGGCGGTGCCGAAGTCGGCAGTGATGAACTTGAGCCAAGTGCCCCTCGTAACATATCCCTGGCTGGCGGAGCGCTTTGGCGATGTGCGGGCGATGAAGGCCCTCGTCTCCGCGATGCCGGCGGCGGGGAAGTTCCTCACGGGAAAGGGGAAGCATGAATTGACATTGCAGCAGCTCGAGGTGCTTGATAAATTGGCGCCTCTTCTCGATGAGTCATTCAATGTGGAACTGGCCGGCTTTAGCGAATCGAATGTACTCGAGCGAATTATACCGAGAAGCGAAGCGGCAAAGTTTTACAACAAATTGTCGTATGCGACCTCGTGGATGTTTAAGAACGCGGAGAAGTTCAATCGTCACGTCACCGCTATTGCTGCGAGCAAGCTCGCGTTGCAAAATGAAATGTCCATCGATCAAGCATATCTCTTCACGAAAGATGCAATTCAATCTACGCAATTCGAGTATGCAAAGTGGGACCGGCCGCGCTACTTGCGGGGGAAGGGAGCGACGATTTTTCTCTTCACAAACTTTATGCAGCAAGCCTCGTTCCTAGCGTTTGGTGGGCATGGAAAGGGAACGGCAGTGCGGTTTTGGCTCGTGATGGCCCTCGCGGCGGGGTTGCAGGGACTACCGTTCGCTGAGGATCTCCTCGATTTGATCGATTGGGGGTCGACGGAAATAAAGGATCTCCTTGGAGTGGACGATCCATACACCGACGTTCGCAACGATCTCCGGCGGGTGATGACTGACCTTGGTGCATCAACGACGGTAAGCGAGATATTAATGCATGGGTTTGGACGATATGGCGGACTTGTCCCATTACATGCACTCGAGTTGATGGGCATTCCCGTTCCTAGTACCGACGTTAGTGGGTCGTTAGGATTAGGGCGGGTAGTCCCCGGCTTACAGCAGGCGGTGGAGGAGGGGGGGACGCCAGAGGAGAAGTTTGGGCGGACGATTATCGACATTATGGGCCCAGTCGCAGCGATACCGTATGCATTGTGGAGAAGTTACGAAGATACGAATCCTGATCAATGGAAGCGGTGGGAACGAGCGATGCCGACGGTGGTGAAGGGAATGTCGAAAGCATTGCGCTTTTCGCAGCGCGGGGCGGAGGAGTTTCGTGGGGGAGGGGAGCGAGTCGAGTTCGATCCAGAGGATATGGAGCAGCGATTGGAGACGATCGCGCAGGCCTTCGGCTTTACGCCAACGAGGTTATCGCAATCGTATGAGTTGGATGCGAGGGAGAAGCGGGCGCAGACGTGGTACTCGACGAAGCGGTCACTCCTGCTCGAGGATTACTCGTACGCGCGGCAGCGGGGGAATGCTGAAATGCTGGCTGATGTGCGGAAGGAGATTCGTAGCTTCAATCATAGTGTACCTGATGTGAAGCTACGAATTGATGGAGGTACGCTGACGAAGTCGTTCAATGCTCGCCGGCGGCTGACGGCGGAGCGGAGTCGGGGTGATGCTCAGTCAAAGATGTTTCGTGGGTTGAATCGTCAGATCGAGAGCGTTTACCCACAGCAGTGATGCTGACAAGGATGTCCTGTCCATTCTGCTTTAAAGCGCAGTAGCCGGCTCGAATAATTCCTGTCAGCGCAAGTTCGAATTGCTCATGCGACATGAGGTGGTAGCACTTCTGCCACAACGCCGTTTTATCTAGCGCACCTTCGGTGCGGAGCACGGCGAAGACTGCTGCGGAGTATTTCGCATCGCGATTATCTGATATCCGGTTGAATACTGAAGGAAGATTGTGCTCCAGCGCTGAAATGAGAGAGTCGGCGGTTTCAAGTTCTTGCGAAGTGATGTAAGTGGCGTCGCGTTGCGAAGCGGCGAGGACCATCGCGAGTTTGTGGAGGTGGGTTTGCTTTCTGGCGATGTAGCCGCCGAAACGGTCGCCGGCGAGGTGGGAGTGCTTTGACGACCAGTGCCGCTCGTACCAGGCGTGACCCCACTCCAGTGCGTCAGCGGTGAGGATGTATTCTCCTTGGATGATGGCGATTCGACGGAGATCGTCGACAAGCTGTAAACGAAGCGAAGTAAAGGCGTCTGACATGAGAGCTTTTGGGTACGCGGTGAGATGGCGCTTCGTCTCAGAGTAGACGAAGACGGTCCTCGATGTAAAGCCGCCGCCGACTGCATATTCGGGGAAGTTACCCTCGATCCACGAGGGCGTGGTGCATCCGATGAAGTTTATCCATGGATTTACGATAGTCGATTCCCCCTCCCCTTTCGTCGAGCGGGTCCATGGGATGTCGCGGCCATCCCAAAGGTCGACAAGAACGTCAATCATTTCCCGATTATGAGGATCGAGAAAGGTCCCAAGCTCAGAAGCAGCGATTGTGAGGGCTGACATCGACAGTAGCTCTCCGTTCCCTTGGTCAACCATTTCAGTGGCGGCAGAGAAAGCAGTAGTGAGGGCTTGCCACGTTGCACTATCTGGGCCGAAATGAATACCCTCGACTTCCCGCAAAATCGACATTCCCACTCCAACTGTGGTGGACTTCGATACGACCCCCGGCGGTGCAACAAATACAATGAAGAAGTTTGGCTTCCATTTGAAATACCCCATATCGATCCAGCATTTACCGCGGAGGGCCCCGGCGATCGTAGCCACAGCCGCCCAAAGATGAAATGTATCGGGGGCTTCCAAATGCTTCGTGTATTCGACATATGATTTTATCCAGTGGACGAGCTGTCGGCTTCCCACGATACCTCCTTCGCAAAGAGTGCCCACGTGCGAGGGAATGCGCTTTCGATTAATTCGCCGGCGGCGATTGCGTATTGGCGAATTTCCCACTGTGCCGCCGGCGCACTGCGTAAAGTGAGGAATGCAAGCCAATTGCGAAGGTTGGCACTGGCACGCATGCGAGAGTAGCGGGCGACGGGGACAGGGAGGCGGGCGAGTTCTTTGGGGATGCCGATTTTAATCCCGAGGTCGTATACACGTTGTGTCTCCATATAAGCGTTATTCAATTCATCGAGCCATAGTAACGCAGTTTTCATAGATACTGACGTACCGTTATTTTGTGCTTGTTTATTAGTTGTGCTAAAGTTTGCACGGTCTAGTAAATTATCTAAATGGGGATGATAGTTTTCATTTGGAAGAGGGATGTAACGGGCGGACATTTCATTGTATGACTGGGTACGGTGCCGGTGCCATTCGCGAAAGACGAAGATGGGGGCTTTAACTTCGATAGTCATGCCGGCCATTTCAAATGGGGTCATGTGTTTGTTGTTGTAGAGATAGGCGAAAAGCTTCTCGTCTTTATCCCATCCGAGGAAGCCTTTGCCGGTGGACATGCGAGCAGCTTCGATGATGCGCTCGTCGCTGCCCCAAGTTTCGACTAAATCTACATATCCATGATCGAGTACATTTACCATGATATCTCCTTAACGTGGCCCCAGCTTTGCTGGGATATTGCAATTCCCACTCCAATGGTAAGTGGGTCGTCGTATGGCACTGTCACGAGGAGTTCCTTGCGAAGCAAGGGGCGAATCTCCGAGTCGAGCGCGGTGGGGTATTGACCGACGAGGGAGTCGTGAACTTGCATCAGCACTTGAACTTGGGGGAGATTACGATCGATGTTGAGCCAGCCGTGATTGATGACGAGAGCGACGGTTGACTGGGGAATCCAGGCGAGAGCTTGGGGGAGGAGGCCTTCGATTCGGTCGAAGTAATGACGGCGGTAGCCAAAGCGGTTCTCGACGTAGCGACGGGTTTGGAGTTGGCGTTCGATGTCTTTATGCCAGCGGGAAATGCCGGGGTGGGCGGCGAACCAGTGTTGCTGAAATTTATCAGCATCGTGAACTGTCGTTCCGATAGTGGCGGCGAGGGTTCTCGCACTTCCTCCATAGTTCGTGAGATGGACTCCGGCTTTGACTTTGTGGCGAAGGGGGTCTTTCTTATCCGAAGGATAGCGGCCGAAGATAGCTTTGCAGTTTTCATCGTGGAGGTCGAGAGAGGAATCGCGGAAGATCGCTTTAAGGTCGGCGTCGTCCGCCTCCCAGGCGACAACTTGGGCGTCGGCTTGCTCGAGGTCGCAGTCGAATAGAGTGTAGCCAGGGTCGGGAATGAACATTTCACGCAGGTTGGGGAGGATGAGTTGATTCATTTAATTGCCCTCAAAGCGAAAATGAGACGCTCGTGATCGATCTGAGCAGCGAGCGTTCGAAAGTCTGCATGGTAGAGGTGACGGAAGTCGCTCATTGGTGTAATGCCGACTTGCTGTTTATACGCCATTTGCGAAAGGAAGACGAGCGTGCCATCAGTGATGACGCGGGTGTGGGAAGGGTCGCCCCACGCCCACTGGCTTCGCCAATCGGGGACTGTGGCGTAGAAGATGCCATTCGGTTTTAATATGCGCCAATACTCGGTGAATTCTGCGAAGAAGAATTTGTAGTCCCCCTGCTTCGCAAGGTGTTCAAGAACTTCGTAGGCGTGGATCTCGTCGAAGGCGTTGTCGGGGAAGGGCAGGGGGTGGTCGTTTAAGTCCCATACAATGTCGGGATGGTGGGCGGGATTATTGTCGAGGGTAACGAGATTGCTAAACGGAGGACTCTCTCCGTGAATGTTGCAAATTTGGCGGGCATGGTTCGATCCACAACCGAGGAGGAGTTCGTAGGACATTATGTTGCTACCTCGTGAGCGAGCAAATTTGCTTCTTGTAAGCAACGATAAATTTCTGGCGTGAGCTCGATAGCGAATATAAGTTTGGGAGTAGGGGCGTCAATCCATATTCTTCCTTGCCAGGGTATCTTTTTTGCAGCGCCGCAAGTAGGACATTTTATGTTTTGCTTTATATGTGACATTATCGCCACTCCGTTGCTTCGAAGTGGTAGCCAACAACGCCTTCACCAGCGGCTTCAAAAGTGTCGACTGTGAAAGTATACTTCGGTACAATTTCGCCTTCGGTGAGTTCGCGAAAGAACTGCGGGGCGTACATTATATACTCGATCGAGTCGGCGGCGAAGAGGGCCTCTGCGCGAACAATGATTCCTTGCGCAAGTAGGGCTTGAACGACGTCGGCGGCGTTGCAAATCATTTCACGGGGGAGTTCAAATTTTCCAACGAAAGACAGTCGACAATTTTCATACGACATGAGTTAGTCTCCTATACGAGTGGCGATGGTTTTCCAGTATTCAATCTTTTTCGTTAAAATGGGGGCGCACTTTGTAATCAACCCACGCTCGACGATAAAACCGGCGCAAATGTAGGAGGTGGTAATGCGGTAGAGGCCATCGTGCATGTTAGTCTCCTTTCGATATGTTTTGTAAATTTGTGCCAAAGCCGAAAGCGTCCTCACTTGAAGATAGGCGGTACGTTTCTGTCCCGGCGATATTGTATGAGCAGCGGATGCGATTATCGGCGTCGATCTTCGTCATTGCGACGGAATTGAAAGTGCCAGCGCGGCGGTATTCGATGATTGCATCGATGAGGGGATGGATGATCGGATCGGACTTTTTACGAAGGTCGCCTAACGCTCCCTTGGCGAGGGTGGGTTTCTTCGTCTTCTTGTGCAGTGTTGGCGTGACGCCAAGGCGGGTGTAGAAGAGCTTTTTCATTTGCGGCGTCGAGCGGACGTTGACTGGCTCGCCAACGATGTAATTGATAAAATTCTCGCGGTCGATCATTGCTTCGAGGAGTTGGCGGGATATGTCGCTTCGCCGCTTTGACGAAGTCAAGACGCCGCGGAGCATTGCTTTCAACACGGGGCGGACCATCGCCATTTGAAAGGTAAGAGGTTCCTGCAAGCCGAGGTCGGAAATCGTTTTCTCGATATGGAGCGAGGCTTCAAAAGTGGCGATACAGTCTTTGCAGTTGTAGACCCAAAGTTGCTCTTCATCGGTGTGGCGGGGGTCCCATGTTTTCCCTTCGTCCTTCCAGTACGTGTAGTGCTCGTTATATAGCGAAGCAAGAAAGTCGAGTCCTTTTGGCAAGCCGGCGAAAGCGACGTGGTGGGCGATCATCGTGTCGAGGTGAGGCCAGGGAATAAAGCCCCAATGCTTGGCGATGTATTGCATGTCGTAGAGCCAGTTTTGGCCCACAACTGCTACGCGGGGGTGTGTGAGCAGCGCGCGTAGCGCCCAAACTATTTGTATTTCTTCTTCGATGCACCAATACGAGGTGTGGCCTTGCCCGATTTGCATGAGGGGGATGCAGAGGGCGTCTTCGCCCGACCAGGCGAGGCCGAGGCAGGCGATATGGCCTCCGCGCGTTTCGATGTCGACGGCGAGGCGGAGGGCTTCGCCCGTTTGGGCTTCGGTGGTAAGGCGGTCGATGCAGGCGATGGTTTCGGCGAAGTTGGGGCGGATGGTAAAGTTGACTTTAGGGTCGAGAAGTCCGGTGCGTATTGCATCGTTAGCTCGACGGAGGTCTTGCACGGCGATGAAGCGCCAAGACCATTGGCGGAGGATGGCCGCCGGATGGTAAGTTGGGATAACTGGAATTCCGTTATGAGAAAGCTCTGACCCTCGCCATTTAGATATTCCGCTATAACCACACAAGGCCCAAAGTGCAGTGTCTCCGAGGGCAATGATGACCTTCGGCTGGACGAGCGTAAGCTCATGATGTAACTCTCTAACGCCTTCCAATATTTGTTCATTGGGGTATCTTCCATTAAGTTCGTAAATGTTGAGCTTCTTCGCTTGGGTCTTCGTCATGAACCAGTTCGAGATGTCGTTCGACGGCGGGCGGTATTTGCAGACGTTCGTCACGAAGCACACTTCACGATTGATACCAGCTTCGACGAGCATGCGAGTGAGTTCGATGCCACTCGAGCCGACGAAGGGCTGGCCGCGTTGCTCCTCGGATGAGCCTGGGGCTTCACCGCAAATGAAGATGTCGGCGGAACTGGGGCCGGCGGCGGGGACTTTAATCATAGTATATATCCTCTATCTCTATCTTCTTGCGTGCGAGGTTCGTAAAAGTATCGATTGTAATTATCTGGAATGATATCTTTATCTTTCATAGCAACTAAAAAGTCTTTCCACACTCCATTTATAAAAGCGTCTAAATCTCGACAATATACGCTATCGTCTCCAGTTAGAACCTCGCATAAAGCGTGTACGTTGAAAGAGCTAGATTCAAATTCGACTTTAGAGTCTTTATATCGAAGTATCATCGCCCTGTGCTCCCAAGGCCATTCGCGCCCCGCTCTGTCTCGTCGAGGTAGTGGACGGAGGAGTGCTCGGTGATGCAGGGGATGACGATGAGCTGCGCGATGCGGTCGCCGCCGACAAATTTAAGATAGGTATCTCCGTGGTTGATGAGGAGGACTTTAATGTTGCCGCGGTAGTCAGAGTCGATGATGCCGGGGGAATTCGTCACGGTGAGGCCATGCTTCGCGGCGAGGCCGGAGCGGGGGGTGACAAGGCCGACGTGGTTGGGGGGGATGGCGACCTGGACGAGGGTGTCAACAATGATTTGATTGCGGCAATGATTTAAACTAGGTATAGGATCATTGTAGGCGGGAAGGGTGACGATAGTATCGAAGGGAACGTAAAGGTCAAAGCCGGCGCTGAAGCGGGTGGCGCGGGTGGGCCAGAAGGCGGCTTCGCAGGTGAGGTGGAATTTAATCATTTTATAGTCTCCTTGACTTCTGGAAGATACGTGATATCTAGCATAAAAACGTCTCCTGTATCTGTGTCAAAAGCGGCAGTTATTTTACACTCGCCATCGGTATCTTTTGATTCTACAAGTTGTACAGTACGGCCGATTAGATCTGCGATGTGAAAAGTGCGAACTTTCATAATATTTGCTCCATTGCGTTTGCGTTTGCGTTACCAGAATTTAATGGCGAAGTGAAGTATTATGTAGATTTCACCAAAAATTATCACGTATATTGCCAGAATTAGTAGATCTTCTAAGTGAAAGTTCATAGCGTTTTCTCCAGCGATTCGAGCGCCATTGCGAAATACTTATCGTTGATCTCACACGCAGTCGCGATACACTTTAACTCGGCGCAGGCGGGGAAGATTGGCCCGCCGCCGGCGAAGCCGTCGAACACTCGGTCGCCGGGGACAACGCTTCGTCGAAGGAGATTAATATATAAGTCGACCGGTTTGCCGGCGGGGTGGTTTTGTTGTCCCGGATTTGTAATAGCAATGACGTCAGTATACATTGCCGTAACAACTTTACGTCCTTTGTTTGCATAGAGTATTGCTTCGTAGGTACGCCGGGGGCCGTAATCAGCATTAGGAAACGAGCCTGTATTTCCCTTGGCCCAAATAAGCGGGAGAGGCCAACAATCCCATCCAGCCAACTCGAAACCAATGAATAAATCGGAAAAGCGCCGAATGTCGCAGAAAATGTAAGCGTGGGCTTGCGCGGCGGCGGCGTCGAAGGCGAGACGTGAGAATTCATTTGCGACGCGAAGGAAGGCGGCGTCTGAGTCGTCGTAGTCATGTGAGTCTCCATCCCAAAAGGTGATTTTGTCGATATCGATGCCATACGGGGGATCGGTGATGATGACATCGTAGCGTTCGGGCGTAGCGCGTAAGAATTCGTAGCACGACTGTAGGTGTAGTTTGTGCTCGCTAGTCGATTCATCGAAGATTTTCGCTCTGGCGGTGCGGTGAATGCGTTTCTTCTCTTCCTTTATTGCCTTTAGTGCCTCGCGGGGGTTTCGTGCGGCGGCGACGATTGGGTCGTCGAGGAACTCTTCGAGTTGTAATGCAGTCGATATCTCCTTAACTTCGTGGTTCTTTGCTTGGCGGCCGAGGATTTCCGAGGCGGTGTCGGCAAGGGACCAGCCGGCGACTGGATTGAATTGATTGCGGGGAGTGAGGCCGTGTTGCTCGACACGAAGGTGGTGGAGTTCGGCTTGGGCTTTCGCCACGACACTCCAATGGAGGTCGACGCGGATGATATTCTCTTCAAGTTCGGCCTCGCGAAGGTCGATGGAACTTAGCGCCCCGAGGGGGGTAAACGGGACTTCGTTGTGCTTAACTTCGTTTCCATGGCACTGGAAGCGGCGCTTCGCCTCATGGAGAAGGGCGATAGCGCGGAGGCGCCGCTCACCGGCGACGAGGGTGCGGTAGTCATCCTGGAGGACGACCGGATGCATGAGGCCCTTGTGTTCGATCGAGGCGGCGAGCTTTTCGATCTCGCGCTTGTCGAAGTCGCGGCGCATTCGGTTGTCAGGGATGATGATCATGGATTGATTGATGAACATATTATTTGTCCTCACAGTCGATTGCTACAATTTCTACCTTAGGCAGACTTCGTTTCTCTTTAAGACCTAAGTGGGCAAGAAGTCGCTGGTGTTGCTCGAAGACTTGTCGATACTTATTATCGAGTTCGAGAAGCTTCCAGTAAAGTTCTTTATTAGACTTACTTTTATCTCTCCAGAACATTGTCGTAGGTCCTCTTGGCGAAGTGAGAAGTAAAAAAGGGGCCGCCGGCGTCACTTATGCAGTTTGAGTCCACCACGTGGTGGTGCAAAGTGGCATTGTGCCGGCGGCCTAAAGTTGACGAAATTAAAGCTTTGCGACCCCCTTCACCTCGGCGAAGATTTGCCCGTCGTCGGCGAAGCGATGTTTGATCGTTACGCGGACGGCTTGACCGACGAGCATGTTGAAGTTCCATGGCTTGCCGGGGACGTTTTGCGCGCAAGCATCGCGCAGGCGATTGAGCTGCACGTTCTTCCCCTTCCCCATGTCGAGTGCGCCGGCTTCGGTGAAGTCGAGGATCATGGATTGGCGGGCGCGGGGTTCGATCATGCCGGTGATGTCGCGAACGTTGGCGTCGTCGATGGTGTAGCCGACTTCGAAGAAGTGGTATGTCATCGGGGTGCCAGACTTTTGGGAGACGACCTCCTTTGCGTCGATGGATTTGATGATGCCGATATACTCTCCGGTGGGAATTGGGACGAAGTCCGTTGAGCCGGCGTCGTTGATGTCGGTGTTGAGTAGTGTGGATGCGTCGAACATATTTATATCTCCAGTTTACGGTTGAGCAGTGAAGTTAAATTGCAGATAGATGATCTTTTAATGCTTGTGATGTCGATGTACCTCCTTGCGGCGAAGCCGGCGAAGCCGCTGTGTTGAGTTTAGCGTTCCAGTGAGTGAGCATTTGAGCGAAGCTCGGGGCGAGATTTTCCGATATCGGTAGGTCGCGAGCTTTAACAGCAACGTTCGAAGCGCCGGTGGACCACTTGAAGGTGTTGCCTTCGCGAATGGTTTGAATAACGTTGTCGAAGAAGCGAGGCAGGACTGGGGCGAGTTTACGCCCGAGAGTCGAAGGCATATTTTGCACCCGCCCCGTCACTTCATCGCGTTCGGGCTCAAGGTGGGCGGTGAGAACGAAGTGGCACTTCGTGTCAGTCGCTACTTTATTTATGAGGCGAGAGAGGTTATCCATGGCGATGCCCCAGTCGGCCATCGACTTGACGGGCTTCGAGCCGACGACGAGGTCCATCGCCATGATATTCAAGCCTGAAAGGCTGTCGATGACGAGAACTCTCGTGCTATCCCAAAGTGAGGCGTCGCCGAACGAGCGTTGGCAGCGGTCACATTTGAAGTCGCCCAGCGTAGCTATGACTTCCATCCATTGCGCGTATTCCTGTTTGTTGATGCCGGGGAGGTCGCATAGCGATTTCATCGATAGGGTGTTGATCTTCTTCGCAGAGTCGAGCATGGCGGTCCACGAAGGAGCGGCGGTTTTTACATAGTGGGAGTGGTACGATTCGCGGGGGAGATCCTCGAGCACTGTACCGCCGGGTTCGGTTTGGATGACGAAGAGTTCGAGGCCGGCGTCGACGAGCGTGCGCAAGCTGTAGGTTTTGCCTGAGCCGGACTCGCCTAGGAGGAGGACTTTGAGACCGACTGGCGGCTTTGGCTTTAAAAGATCTTCCGCTGTGGTAATTGTAATAGTCATCAATTAATCCTTTTTGCGAGTTGATGATAGGAATGTTGCATCTTCTACTCTTGTATTTAGTAGAATTGAAGATACGTGGTAGTCGTGGTAGCTGTCACGATCGTTTTCTGCGAGGTCTTTTGTTAAATCTTCAGCATCTTTTTGACTGTTGAAGATTGCTAATATTTCGTGACGATAAACGCCTTCACGAGTTACTATGTAAAGGGGGGTGGTCATGAGTTGTCTCCTTTTAAATCTCTTGTTCGATGGTGGAAGTGATGGATTCCTCGAGGTCGTTTACGAGAGCTTCGAGCTGGAAGGCGAGTTGCTCGTCGGCGAAACCGAAGTCTATGCCGGCGGCGGCGACGGTGTGCTGCAGCACGGCGAGGCGGGAAATGG